AGGATATAAAACAAGAAATCACATACATAAATTCAACTATAAAAGCAGCAACCTTTGGGGTCTTTGGTTTTATAGGTGCAATAGGTATTGCAGTGCTAACGAGGTTTTTAATATGAAAGCTATGCTTAAAAATATAGTAGGTGCGGTTGCTCCTACACTTGGATCTGCTATGGGCGGTCCTTTAGGTAATATGGCTATGGGTAAAATAGCACAAGTTCTTGGTGTGTCTAATGATCAAAAGTCAATACAACAAGCTATGCAAAATGCGACACCAGAGCAAATGTTAGAGCTTAAAAAAGCAGAACAAGAATTTGAAGTGCAAATGAAAGAGCTTGATGTAGATGTATTTAAATTAGAAGTAGCAGACAAGCAAAACGCTAGAGGGATGTTTAGCAAAGACTGGACTGCAAGAATTATTGGATTATTTACTATAGGCGGTTTTTTGGGATATATATTTTTAGTTACTTTACAACCGCCAGAACAAAACAGTGAAGCATTAATTAATTTAGTGCTTGGTTATCTTGGAGGATTAGCGAGTGCAATTATTTCGTTTTATTTCGGAGCATCTCATTCCCCAGAAAAAGGAGAGTAAAATGAATATATCACAAGAGGGAGTGACGCTTATAAAACATTACGAGGGCTGCCCAAAAGATCAAAATGGAAATGCAGTTTCATACAGATGTCCTGCAAATAAACCTACAATAGGATACGGTAGCCTAAAGCTTATAGATGGCAGTCCTGTGAAGGATGATATGTCAATCACTATGCAAGAAGCTGAAGATTTATTAACACATGAGTTAAAAGAATACCAAGAATATATAAATGATATGGTTAAAGTGCCATTAAAACAAAATGAATTTGATGCTTTAGTATCTTGGGTTTTTAATTTAGGGCCAACTAATTTAAAGTCATCAACTTTATTAAAAGTTCTTAATGCTGGTGATTATGAAAATGTACCAGAACAAATAAAGCGTTGGAACAAAGTAAATGGTGTAGTAAATGAAGGTTTGGTAAAAAGAAGAAAAAGCGAATCTTTGTTGTTTGAAAGTAAAGATTGGACTGAGGTGTAAATGCCTTTACAAAAAACAATATTTAGACCAGGTATTAACAGAGAAGGTACAGCTTATGATAATGAAGGCGGTTGGTTTGATTGTAATCTAGTACGTTTTAGAAAAGGTAGGCCAGAAAAGTTTGGTGGTTGGGAAAAGATAACATCTTCAACATATTTAGGAACAGCGAGAGCACTGCATAGTTTTATATCTTTAGGTGGCACTAAGTATTTAGGTTTAGGCACGCATTTAAAATATTATATTGAAAGTGGAGGTACTTTTAATGATATTACACCGATAAGATTAACAACATCAGCGGGTGATGTTACTTTTTCAGCAACTAATGGTGATGCGACAATTACCGTAGCAGATACTTCACATGGGGCTGTAAAAAATGATTTTGTTACTTTTAGTGGTGCATCAAGTCTTGGCGGTAACATAACGGCTGCGGTATTAAATCAAGAGTATCAAATAGCAACCATAGTTAATGCTAATAGTTACACAATAGAAGCTAAAGACACATCTGGTGCAACTGTAACCGCGAACTCCTCTGACAGTGGTAATGGTGGCTCTTCAGTAGTTGGCACATACCAAATAAACGTAGGATTAGATGTATATGTACCTGGCACAGGTTGGGGCATAAATGGCTGGGGTGAAGGCACTTTTGGCAGTACATCCGCACTAGATGCTACAAATCAATTAAGATTATGGTCACATGATAATTACGGCGAGGATTTAATTATAAACGCAAGAAATGCTGGCATATTTAAATGGACAGAAAACAACGGTGTTGGTACAAGAGCAGTTGAGTTATCAGGTATAAGTGGTGCAAATTTAGTACCTACTGTAGGTTTACAAGTTATAACTTCTGAAACTGATAGACATTTAATAGTTTTGGGTGCAGACCCTATTAGTGGAACTTCACGAACTGGTGTTATAGATCCTATGTTAATAGCTTTCAGCGATCAAGAAAATGAATTAGAGTTTGAGCCTTTATCAACAAATACCGCAGGATCTTTACGATTATCATCAGGTTCTTCCATAATTGGTGGTGTAAAAGCTAGACAAGAGATACTTATTTGGACTGATACAGCACTATATAGTATGCAATTTGTTGGTCCACCTTTTACTTTTGCGGTAAATTTAATTAATGAGGGCACAGGACTTATAGGACCAAAAGCAGCCGTAACTACCCCATCTGCGGTATATTTTATGAGTTACAACAACTTTTACCTCTACAACGGTTCTGTCAAAACTTTACCTTGTTCTGTTCATAATTATGTTTTTGGTGATATAAATCTTACTCAATCATTTAAGATAGCTGCTTTTACTATAAAAGATAAAAATGAGGTTGGTTGGTTTTATTGCTCTGCTAGTTCCTCTGAGATAGATAGGTACGTAATTTATAATTATGCCGAGGATTTATGGTTTTATGGTCAACTTGTTAGAACAGCTTGGCTTGATGCTGGTATAGAAAATTATCCTAGAGCAGTAAATGGTGGCTATCTATTCCAACAAGAAAAAGGATTTAATGATGACGGTTCTCCTATGACTGGCGTGTTTATTGAAAGTAGTGACTTTGATTTGGATGATGGAGAAAAGTTTGCTTTTGCAAGAAGAATAATACCTGATTTTAAATTTATAGAGGATGCAAATAACGGATCAGTAAACGTAGTGGTAAAAACTAGAAACTTTCCTGGTGATTCATTAATTACTAATTCAACTAATGAAATATCTAACACTACACAACAATCACATATAAGAGCTAGAGCTAGGCAAATGGCCTTACGTATTGAAAGTAATGATGACGCTACAAATAACGGTAATTTATCAATAGGATGGCGTTTAGGAGCGACAAGAATAGATATTAAAACTGACGGCAAAAGATGAGTAAGTTGTTACAAACTCAGCTTCCTTTAGCACAAAGCGAAGTTACACCAGATACTTTTAACCGTTTAATTAGATTACTTGAAATAAATTTAGGTGCTGTTGACCTAGACAATACGCGTCAAGTAAGCGAAAATGAGCTGAATACTATAAATTTTAATGCTGGTAGTATTATTTGGAATACAACACTAGAAGTATTACAAGTATATACTGGTAATAAATGGGTAGATATTGGAACAAGACTTGTAGATGATGGTCTAGAAGCAACAAGTGCAGTAGGCAAGGTAACTGTTAAGAATAATGGTGCCACGTCTATAAAACTTGCTAATTTTGGTAAATAATAGATACTTTAGGTATCTACAAACAACTTAGTAAAAGCTATGGAAGATAATATACAAAAATTAGCAAGTATGGGTAGATTCGAAGATGATCAAATAGCCCACGTTGCAACAGGGGAGATGATAGTACCGCCAGTAATTTCTCCAGTAACACGAATGATGATAGAAGAGGACATGCTCAATCAAGGTATGGACCCCAATCAATATATAGTAGGCGGTAATCCCTCAATAAACCCCAGAACAGGCCTACAAGAATTTTTTATAAAAAAACTATTTAAAAAAGTTAAAAAAATAGCAAAAAAAGTATTGCCAGTTGCCGCAGCTTTTATACCTGGCGGTCCCTTGCTAAAAGGTGCCTTAACTGCCGTAGCTGGTAAAGCTTCGGGTATGGATACAAAAGATGCTTTGCTAGGTGGTTTAACAGCAGGATTAGGTGCAAAGTTTCTAGGTGGTACAGGAACGCCAGGTAAAGGATTACAAGGATTAAAAGGCACATCAGGTAAATTTTTTGGTAAAGAAGGAACATTTAGAAATATTTTAAAACAAGGTAGAGAATTTATACTGCCAGGTGAAGATAAAAAAGGTTTATTTAAAAACATATTTGGTGGTAGAGAAAGTCTACCTGAAATAACTACTACAGCTGGGCCTGGAGGCAGAATATATACTGATGCTGATAATAATGTTTACTCTGCAGAAGAATTAATTGAAAGAGGTTATAATATAGATTCACAAGGTAATGTTACTGCACCAGAGCCTAGATTTAAAGGATTAGTAGGTCCAGATAGTTTTGCTGATAAAATTTTAAATATTGATCCAAACAAAGGCACTGGACCATTTAGTTTTTTAACAGGTAGCGGTCAACAAACAGGCACACAAACAGGTGGCGGCCTAGGACTAGGAGGAGCAGGCGGTCTTGCCGCATTAGCAGCTCTTTATGGTTTAGCTACCAAGAAAGCAGCAGAAAAAACAGAAGGTGGTTTACGTGATGTACGGTTATCTACTAGACCAGATCTTATGCCACAACAAGTATTTCAAGGTTTTGATGTTGGTGTAAGACCAGGCATGTCTTATGGTGGTGGTATGGGATTTCGTGAATTAGACATGCGTATGGGTGGACCGTCTGAGGGACCTGGTACCGAAACAAGTGATGATATACCAGCTATGTTAAGTGATGGTGAATTTGTTATGACGGCTGCTGCAAACAAAGGACTTGGCGGTTTTAAAATAGAAAAAAACAAAGATAGTCTTACTATTTTCCCAACAGGTAAACCAGACAGAGAACAAGGTTTCAAAAACAACGACATGTTGATGAAATTTTTTGAAGATTATCAAGAAAAAGTAAGTTAATTATGGCATTTTTAGATAGAATATTTAGAAACAGAGGCTTGGTAGAAAATTTATCAAGAGATCCTGTAGCTCGTATTGAACCTATTGCACCACTATTAAATCCTATAGGTAGTTTTCCACAAATATCTCAACAACCTTTAGTTCCAATAAGGCCTATAGTTTCGACACCTTTACAAGCAAGAAGACAAGAATTAGAAAATTTAGGATATGATGCAGCAGACGTTCAAGAAATTTTAGAAAGAGATCAAAAGAGAGGTTTGGGCAACATAACTTCAAATGTTTTACCTATTGAAGAGCCACAACTACCGTTTGAAAGACCACCACTTAGATCACCAAGAGATGATTTTTTTTCTGTACAAAGGTTAGATAATATACCTGAGATTGAAACAATAACACCACCTGTTATACCACCACAACCAAAATTTATTCAAGAATTAAGGCCACCTTTAGTACCACCACCCTTAGAAGATTTTGGTTTTGGTCCAGGCATAAGACCTTCTGAGATTCGTGATGAGCAAGGTAACATTATTGTTGGCTCTGGAGGTGTAACGCCACCTAATATACCTAATACTACGCCTCCACCTGTTGTAGATCCTGTGGTTATTACACCACCAGTAACACCAGAACCAATTATAACAGAGACTACACCAACAATAGACCCAATTATTGAACCTGCCCCTACTACGCCAGCTGCAGTGGCGAGTGATGTGGGGGCAGTCCCCGTAACAACCATACCGCAAGATGTCAGAGGCCAAGTTGATCCTGTTTTAGCACAACAAGATACACAAGAAATATTAACCGATCCCCTGTTGAGAGCTTTGTATTTTGGAACTGCAGATCAACCTGGCTTCATTAATCAACTACAGCAAGCTACGGCTAATCTTATTGGTAGTGATGTACCGCTACAACAAACAGCAGGTCTTAGTGAACTTGAACAAATAGCTCAAGATAGAGCTTTGGCTGATCTTGGTGTGGCTGAGCCTTTTGTTGGGGAGTCAGCAGATTTAATCAGAGGCACTACAAGACAGTTTGATCCTAGTATGACACAACAGTTTTTTAATCCTTTCGAAGATCAAGTAGTGCAACAAACTATACAAGATGTTTTAGAAGCTGGTGAAAAAAGAGATATACAACAAAGAGCAAGAGATATACAGACAGGCGGTTTATCAGCCTTCGGCTCTAGAGCAAGACTTGCTGCCGCTGACCGTCAAGAAGCTCTTGGTAGAGGTTTAGCTGAAGCTTTAAGTGGTATAAGACAAGCGGGCTTTGGTCAAGCACAAAGAGATGCATTAACCACTTTTGCACAACAAAGACAAGCAGAGCAACAAGCAGCAAGAGATATAGGACAAGTTGGTTCTACCTTAGCTGATTTACGTGCTAGAGAAAGAGCAGGACTTGCAGGCTTTGGACAAACTGGAAGAGGTATAGAGGAAACTGGTTTATCTAGATTA